ATCGACTCCATGAGATCGGCGGCAAACTGCGTGTTCGGCGGCGCAACCTCGATCCAGAGTCCACGTTTGTCCTCCTCGAGCTTCAACGTGCCCGATTTGGTGCGCCCAAGAACATAATTCTGGTCGTGATTGAATAACGCCCGCACATCCTGCTTCTCTTTGATCGCACGAGCGAACGCACCAGGGCGCACCACCTCGCGGAACATCCCGCCGATGTCGGTCTCTTCATCAAACACGCTGGCGTATCCGACGATCTTGCCGTCGTCGTCAGCGCGGAATTCACGAACCTGCATCGACCGGCGTTCAAGCCGGGTGTCGTCATTAGGTTTTGACATTGGTTTCTCCTCTTATCCCGGTACTATCTGGCAGTCACATCCTGAATGTGCAGGAGGATGTCTCACGTCTGATAGCGGATTCAGTGGCGTATCAGCCCCTGGCGGCTGGAATGCCTGCCCTGCCGTCAAGAACACGTCATTACGGCCCACGGTACGTCCGTTAAGCGACATGCAGTAGGGACACGTCTCTGACCCCGTAGCGCGCCACACCAGAGACATGACACCGGCAACAAAGAATGCTTCAGCTGCAAATCCGTTCCCAAGCCGCACCGATTCACGCGCCCCGATCTTGTCGTCGCGGGTGCGTCCACCGTCGAGTCCAGTCTCCCAGTTCTCGAACCGCTCACCGAACGCATCCGACACCTCATCCGGTGTGGTGGTGCCCTCGGCTTCTAATTCCTCGAGCATGATGAGCAACTGACCGCGAGACTGATTCGAGTGTCGGTTGGCGAATGCTGCGATGTACGCTTCAAGCCACTCCTCGAGCTCGTCGCTCCACTCCCACGCTTCGCCAAGCTCCCGCATGGCCTCGGCACCAATCGCCTCAGCTAATGCGGTGAATGCGGGTTCAATCGCCGCACGAGTGAACTCCTCATGCTCGGTGTAGAAGTCCGCGATGAACTCTTCGAGCGAGCCGACGCCGCGCTTCTCAACGCCAGTCTTCTCGCCCTTTCGCATCTGTTTCGGGATCGCCGCCATGATGTCGTTGCGCTCACGCCGGATCACGCGAGACATGGCGTCGCGGATCACGCGGCGGTAGCTGCGTTGTATAGACATGCGCGGCGAATCAAGCGCCGGATCTGGTTCGGCGCGGTGCTCATGGCCGCAGTCGCAGTCGGACTTCTCTTCCGCGGGCGGCGGGGAGTCATCTGGCACATTCTCACCCGCCACACCCATGTTGAGAGGCGTCAAGAATTCGTCTCCACCGTCAACCGGGTTCCTGTTCTCAATCTCCCGCACCTCGTTGCGATTGAGCCACCCGTTCTGAATCGCGGCGGTGAAATACTCCGCTCGCGCCTGCTGATCGCCACGAAGGAGTGCGTCAACGAGGAATTCAAAGAAATACTCGCGCTGTTCACCCTCAGCCAAGAGCGAGCGGTTCAACACTTGCTCGATCCGACACAACCACGGACGTAAGGTGTAGATGACGAAGCCGCGTGACATCGACTCGATTCCGGTGCCCCATGATGTGCTCTTGGTCTCTGCCTGGATCATGTGGAGCGGGATGCGGAAGATTCGCGCGATCTCTTCGACCTGCATTTTCCGGGTTTCAATAAACTGCGCATCATCAGGCGGGATGCTGACCTTCGACGCCGTGATGCCGTGCGGCAGGACAATCGCCGCGTGTGCCTTGCTCAACCCAGCGTGTTTCGCCTTCAGATCCTCAACGAGCTTGTCTTTTTCGTCCGGGTTGAGCTTGACGCCCTCGGGCATCGTGTAGATCGTGCCCATGTTGGTGCCGTTCGCGTAGAACCGCGCACCAAACTCCTCAGTGGCAACTGCTAGACCAATGCTCTCCCGTGCGTTGGAGATTGGCGACATGCCGCTGATCCCGTCCCACGCCATGCCGGGGATGTGAAGCATCTGCGGCGCGGAGCGTATCCGCTTCTTCCCGTCGCCTTCGTCGAGCTCGTATTGAAGTTCATCCTTCGCCGTGCGCTCGATCTTCGTCTGCTCGGGGTTCCACGGATACACCGCATGGACACCCTGCGCATTGTTCGTCGCCTTCTCGTTGTACGCATTCCCGGTCATCACCATGTGATAGACCATCGTCTCCATCCACTGGTACGCCGACATCTGCGGATTCGGCGCTCGGTGAACGAGGTCATACATTGGGTGATCGGGGGCGCGTTCCTTCCCGCCACCGGGCAGGCGCCGATACAGATGAACCGGGAGCGAGGCAATTGATTCGGCCAAGATCCGGCAACAGGAATAGACCGCAGAGACACGCATCGCGGTCTCACGGCTTACCCTTACACCAGCCTTCGACTCCGCATAGGCACCAATCGGTGCGTACCAGAAATCGTCTGTCGCTGCGTAGCCTCTGATCTCGAATACGCGGTCCAGAATCCCCATCAGTCACCCCTCTGTCGTAGGGCTAGAACAGTCGTCATCAACAGCACGGCACCGCAGACAATCACCGCCCACGTCCAGCCGTACTCGCCCCATACACCAGCACACACCCCTCCCAGGCCCGCTGTGTAGAAGGCGTCTCTTTCATCAATTGGTAGCTTCAAATCGCTATAACCTCAAGCGGACCGGACGGCAAGTACCGCGTTGCGCGGTCAAGCGCCATGATCAGCGCCACCATGCCGTCAATCTTCTCAGTTGACTTCGCTTTGTCGGGTTTCAAGTTTCCTGCGGGGTCCGTATTTACCACGAGGTTGTCGCACATCCACCGAAGCACGGGATTATCCGCGTGGTGCAACCGCTCCTCGAGCGTCAACTTCAAAAGCTCCTTCGTTGGCGAGTTCATTGAACGAAACCCCTGACCAAACTGCGCCAATGTGAACCCGTCGTCCTGAAGCTCCGTCTGGATCTTCTGAGCACCCCAACGGTCGAACGCCAGCTCCTTGATGTAGTACATATCGGCGAGTTCGTTCAACTTCGCCCGAATGAAGGCGTAGTCGATCACGTTCCCCGGCGTAGCATCCACAAATCCCTGTCGCACCCACACGTCATACGGCACGCGGTCACGCTTCACACGCTCGTGCATCCGGTCCTCGGGAACCCAAAAATACGGCAGCACCTTGTAAATGTCGCTCTCGCCCTCGGGCGGGAACACCAGCACCAGCGCCGCCACGTCATTTACAGTCGCCAGGTCGAGACCCGCGTAGCACTCGCGCCCACGAAGCGACTCAGCATCCACCTCACCAGCCGTCGCCGCCCACTTGTCCATCGGAATGTACCGAGTCTCGCTCTGCGTCCACTGCGAGAGGTACAGACGCCGGAACGTGTTCTCAAGCGCCGGCGTTTCCTTCGCACGACGCGCCATCGTCCGCATCTCGTCTATATCGCGGAAGTCTCCAAGCGCCGGGTTCGCCATGTGCCAAATTTTCTCGTCGGTCCAGTCGGCTTCTTCGGGGGTGTCCCATATCCGCGCAAAGAACGACGGATCATCCACTATGCCGTCAAGAACCTTCCGTGAATACTCGTGCATCTCCCAACAGATCGAGTTGCGGTCGAATCCGGCAGTCGTGATTGCGAACACTAGCGGTTGCTCCCGCGCACCCGTCGACGTGGTGAGAACATCCCATAGGTCGCGGTTCGGTTGCGCGTGGAGCTCGTCAAAGATGATCCCGTGAGCGTTGTAACCGTGTTTGCCGGCAACTTCCGCAGACACGACGCGGTAAAACGATCCGGTGCTCGGCACGGCGATGGTTTTCCGCGAGTCGATGATCTTGCACATCGAATCGAGGACGGGATTGCGCCGCACCATCTCGGATGCGACGTTGAAAACGAGCGATGCCTGGTCGCGGTCGCACGCGGCGCCATAGATTTCGGCGCCCTCTTCGCCGTCTGCGAGGAGGAGATAGAGTGCCACGCCAGCAGCCATCTCGGATTTCCCCTGCTTGCGGGCCATCTCAAGGTAGACGGTGCGAGCAATTCTGAGCCCGTTCCCGTCCACGCCGCCGAAGAGCGGACGAATAATCTCGTCACGTTGCCAGTCTGCAAGCTCAAACCGCTTCCCGGCCCACCGCCCCTTCGTGTGGACGAGCTGGTGCTCGAAAA